ATCGTGTAATTCAAGTAAATCTACAAATAAATTATTTTTAACTTGTTGTAATTTTTCAGGAGGAACGATTTTTTGTATGGCTCTACCTAAACCATTATCAGGTAATTGTACTCTTGATTTATCACCTAATAATTCTAATTTTTCTTGTTCTCTAAAAGGATCTTTAATTCTTGAATTTCTAAATTTACCTGCATCTTCTATAGATTGTGCAGCGTCAGTAATGATACTACGATCAAACTGCCTTGCTTTATACATATAACTTAATACTTCTCCAAACACTTCTGATTTAGTACGAAACATTTGTTTAGCTATTCTTTCATTTCTAACTGCTGTTGCTAACGCTTCTTTATCTGCAATCCAAGGAACTTTATTCCACATTGCATTTATTTTACCTGTTAGTAATTGATTTAAATCGTAAGCTGCACTATAGATAAATGTTTGTGGTATAAATCCTGTTTGAGTTGATATGTTAGATAAACCAGCAGAAAGTATGTGTGTATAAAGTATTCTATCGCCTCTAAGAGCTGTAGTACCTAATGATTCAGGATTAAGACCAGCTACTGTTAATTGACTTGTAATTTTATTAAATATATTTAAATCAGAGTCAGTAGGTGTTAAATCAGGATCAGTAAATTTATTTAAAATTTCTTCTACTTTTTTAGCATTAGAATCTAAACCTATATATGTAGGTAATTTATCTTTAGCTTCTTCTGCCAACTTAACAGTTAAAGTATTCGCATTATCTGCAAACTCTTCAAATAATTCATCAGCCTTTTTACCTTGTCTAACTTTAGCTTCAGCTTTTCCAAATTTTTTAGCAATTTTTGTCATAAATGTGCCTCTTAAACTAGCTAAGAAACTACCAGCTAAGTTACGAAGCTGCATAAAATCACTAACTGATTGATATAAAATTAATGCTTCTTGAGCTGCTAAAGCTCTGTATGTTTGTAATTCAGATGCATTTAAATTAGATGCTTGATCTCTAATAGCACCCATAATTTTATATAAACGTGAACTTGTTACACCAATTTGTAAAGGTAAGACACCTGTTTCAAACATGGCATCTTCTACACCTGCCATAGCTTTACCTCTAGCTAATCTTCTTGTTTCTAACAATGTATATAAATCTTCAAACTCAGCTTCTGCGTTAGCTAGTTTACCTGCCCATTGATATGATCTTTTTAAAAATCTAGTTGTAACTTCATCTGGTTGACCTTTTAAATTTTTAACAGCATCTAACAAAGCTAATTTTCTTTGATTGTATCCAGGAAATCTACCTACAGATCTTTCTAATGATCTTAAAGATAACCTATCCCATGAATCAGGAACCTTAGTTCCATTTTGTATAGCTTTTTGTTCTTGCATAGCATAAAAAGCTTCTTTCTTTGCATAATCATCTAAAGACTTATCTAAATCAAGATCTGTTATTGTATCACCTTTTTGTTGTTGTAAATTAGCATAAGAATCACCTAAACCTAAACGTACTTGAGCTTGTCTTAATCTTGCTTCTTTATTTAAAGGTGCTTGTGTTGTAGTACCAGTTGTAGTAGTAGCATCAGGATCTATTGTTACTCTGCCATCTTCATCAAGTTTTAATGGCATTTGATCTGTGTTGTTAAACCAAGGATCATCACTACTATCATCACCTTTTTTAACATCATCACCTTTAGGCATTGGTTGACCTACTTCTTCAGCAGCCATTTCTAAAGCTTTAGGATCTATTTCAAGATTACCTACAGTTCCATATTCTTCTAATTTTTGAAATTCATCCTGTATACCGTTTAATAATTTAACTTCTAAAGCTTGCCTTGTATTTTCTAAACTTGGATCTAAATCTGCTCCAGCAGCTCTATTTTGACCACCTAATGAAACATAATTATCATAAAGTTGTTTTACATTTTTATATGATTGATAAAAAGGATCATCATCTAAAGTAGATACATTTACACCATTTTTAAGTCTTGCTGTATGTAAACTATCTAATTTTTGTAATAAAGGTTGTAATTCATTTACAAATTCATTTACTGCAAAAGCTCTACTAGCTTGTAAAGAATCAAACTGTGCTGAAGCTATACGACCTTGTGATGATGGTTCTTCTAAATCTATAAGTCTTTGTTCTGATTCACCTTTTAATTCATCTATACGTTTCTTATATTTATCTAAATCTTTTGTATAACGATTAAAACGTCTTTTATTAGTAAGGCTATCAAAATATTCAGGATTATTTCTAGATGCTCTATTTATATCTCTTATAGAACCTTGTCTTGCTTTTAAAAGTTTATTTATACGATTTAACTCATCTGTAACTTTTACATTTGCACCACTTATTTCTGTAGCTTTAGTAGCTGCTGTTTCTCCTTCTTCTAATGTTTTTTGTATAGCTAAATCACCTTGATGTAAACCTGTTATCTTTTTATTTAAATTAGGTAATGATTCTTGATATATACCATTAAATGTAGAATTATATTCGTATAATTCATTTTCTCTTTGTTCTTCTAAACCTTTTGTTTGTGCTTCCTCTACTTTTACTTTTACATCATTAATAGGTTTATTTAATGCTTTATCTACATCAGCTTCTGTTAATTTTAAATTTTTAATTTTTTTAGCTTTGTGTAATCTAAATAAATTATTTACTGAAGCTAATATACCACGAAAAGCAAATGCACCTGCCATACCTCCTTTAAGGTTTTCACCATAATTTGCATAATATTCAGCTTCAGCATCTGTATCTGAAAGTAATAAATCTATAGCTGCTGATTTAACTTCTGAATCATTTAAATTTAGTATTCTATTTATTTCAGTTTCTTGATCATCAGTAACATCTGGAGGTGCAAATAAATATAGTTCTTCTAAAAAATCTTGAGGTAGTTCAGCTCCTATACCTTTAAATATTTTTAAGCCTAATCCTAATAAATGTTTTTTGTTAGGTTTAGCAAAAGCTTTTAAAGCTGCTGTTTTTGTAGTAGTACCATAGCCAAAGACTTGACTACCTTGAGGCATAATAGAAGATAAAACTATAAGTTGACCTAAATCAGATATAAACTCACCTGTTTCTGTTTCTGGTTCAAATGCTTTGTATATTTTACCTTCATCTGAAAACGCACCTAAAACTGGTATATCTTTTGATAATCCTAATTTATAAAATTCACCATTTTCTGTAGGAGGTGAAATATTAAATCTTGCAGCTATTTGACCTTTTTCTGCTGCTTCTTGTTGTTCTTCAAGAACTTGTTTTATTGGTTTACCTTCTCTTTGTGCTTTTTGTATAAGCATAAGATTAGGATCACTATAACCTCCACCAGCTCCAGATGCAAAACCTTGTAATACAAATTCAGGAGTTGATTGTGCTAACTTTTGACCAGCCACAGTTACCGTTTCTGGTATATGGGTAATCATTGATCCTAAAGTTTTTAAAGTTTCACTAACCCAATTAGGACTTTTTTCTTCTTCTTTTTCTTCTACTTTTACAGTTTCTTGTTCTTCTGTTGGTACAGTTGATTCTTGTTCTATTTGTACATTAGAACCTTCAAAAGGCTCTTGAGCTTCATCAAGAGTATCTCCATATTTATAAGAACCATCTGGAAAAATTTTATAAGGCATTACGGTGATAAACGATTTTTAAGGAATTTGTTAAAAATTTCATTTGTAATGTGTTGTGGTAAAGGATCTTGATATTGTGAAAAATAAGGATTTTTTCTTCTTATATCAAGGAACAAATGAAATCCAGTACCTCCATCCATACTAGGCGAATAACTAGATTGTGAGTGTTGCGTACCCCAAACTTGTCCTGGTTGATATATTTCACCAGTTTTTACTTTAAAATTTTGGGCATGAGATAACCTTATAATATCTCCTTTTTGTAAACCATTACCATTACTAAGTACAATTGCTTCTGAATAATGACCTAAATTACCTTCATCATAAGCTACATTAGTAATTTGCATTTTTACAGGAACATTGATTGATAAAGGTTTTTTAGCTCCAGATGTTTTTGATTCAATATGAAAACTTATACCTGAGTTACCGCTAGTAGTATTTTCACCATGATCTTTTATTATTGTTGAACGATTAACAGTAACATTCATTAATTTATTTCTTAACTCATTAAATTTTTGAGAATTAAATTCTAATCCTCCAGAATCAACTTGAAAAACTCCATCACTAAATTGACCTTTTACAAAATTTTCTAAAGTTAAACCTTCATTTAATCTTTTAGCTAATTTAAATCCTTCGTTAAGATCACTAACTGCTGTTGGTGTAAAACTATTACTATCTGTGTATAAAGCTGATAATAAATTTTCTACTGTACTTGTATTTATCATTGGCTCATTTTTAAACATAGTTGTTAAAGCTTCACTTTTAACTAATTTAGAGTTTGCAGATAAAAAATCTTCATTAGTATATACACGATCTACACTTCCTATAACTGCACCATTATCATTTCTTTGATATACCATTAAAGTTTTTTCAGAATCAACATTATTAGTACCTGTAAATTGATTAGGATCTGTAAAATAAGTATCTGATTCAAAATGTTTAGATAAATCTTCTGCAACAGAGTTCCACCAAGTAGGATCTTGAAGTTCTTCTTCTGTTGCATCAGCTATTCTCATTCTTCCATATTTAATAGCTAAATCATACGCTTCTGATTTTTGATAATTGTTATAAGCATTTTTAAAATTATTTTTTACTTTTATTCTTTCTCTTCTATCTGTAACTTTATTTTGTCCAAAAAAAGTTGTTAAAGAATTACTATTTATTGTTTTAGCTACTTGCTCCATTTTTGTACCTAATTGTTTTAAACTAGGATTCCAATCTTTAGCTGCAAAATTAGTTTTAATTTTTTGTATTTTTTCAGCTAATTTATTATATTGTTTACCACCTTTTTCATAGTTTGATAAAATATCTGAAAAATCTGCATTAGGATTTTGTGCTCCTATAGTAGTTATTCTTGATAAATCAGCATTGTAAGTATCTATATCTACTGTTGCTCCTACCTGTTTATCTATAACTTTTGATTCAAAATTTTCTATATCAAGGTACTTAGGTATAGGTACATCTTGTAATTCTACAACTCCTGTTTCTGCGTTGTATATATGCATTTTTACTGTTCCACCTGTTTTTTGAGCTTCTATTACTTGTTCAAGAAAATCTCTTTTAGCTAAATAAACTTCATCAGTATCTAAACCTTCTGTTATTGTTCTTAAGTGTAATTGTCCATTATCTTTAAATTTTTGTTCATCTAAATTAATTGATTGCTGTAAAGCATTATTCATTCTTACATCATTTTGTATAGCTTGATTAGATGCAGTTGTAATTAAACTTCTAAAAGTAAGACCTGTTTCTGGATCTATTTGATCTAATAATTTTTGACCAGGTACACCATCTAACTCTACATTTGCAAGTGCTCTTTTAAATTCACCTAATAAACCTTTATCTTCTATATCGCTTATACCATCGTTATTTAAATCAATAGGAAATTTCTTTAAAAAAGGTATTTCAACACTATTACGATATTGATCGTAAGTTAAACCACTATTTATAGCATCTCGTTTAGCACCCAATAATTTATTTACTAATAAATCATTATTATTATTTAAAAGTATTCTTGATTTTAATAAACCTCCTTCTTTTCCTTTTAAAGTTTTATAATCATTTGTATTTCTAGTCCATTCTGAAACAGCAGAATATTGACTTTGTAATGCTTTTTGTGTTAAAAAATTTAATTGATATTTTCTGTGTTCATCTCTTATACCTTCAAGTAATCTAGGTAAACCTTTTGATAATGTAGGTGCAACATTTGCCGAATACATTTGATTCGGAATACCAGGATAATTCTTTTCATAATATTTAGTTGCATATTCATTTACTTTTCTTGATACTTCTGTCGGATCTTCAATCTGCGACAAAGTACCCATATTAGCATTTACATAATCGTAAGTCCTATAAATAGTATCTTGACCTGCAAAAGAAGCTGTTTGTTGTAACCAACCAAATCTAAACCAAGGATTACTTCTTACTACCTCATCAGCTAAATTGTTTTCACCTTTCTTTCTTAACTGTTTAGCTACTTCACCTATTTCTAAACTATCTAATTGGTATTGAGCTACTTTATCAAATAATCTTTCTGCATCTGCTACCTGTTTTTCTGATTCTTGTTTTACTAAACTGCCTGTTAATTTTTTACCTTGACTTACAAAATTTTCTATAGATTGTACTCTCTGTTCTAAAGCTGTATCAGGTACAAAATTTTGAAAATCTAATAATTCTCCACCTCTACGTTGAGGTGTCATTTCAGGTGTTGCAGGTTGTGCTCTATCTGTTTGTTCAGGTTTTACAAATGTATCCCTTAACTGTCTTTGTGGTGTTATACCAAAACTACTTGTCATTCTTCACCACCTCCTTCATCTCCTCCACTTTCATCTTGGGATTCATTACCGCCACCGTCACCCATATCTGGAGGACGCATCTCCATATATGTATTGTAAGCCCCCATAGCAGCTCCAGCTACATCTAATAAACTTAAACTACCTGATACTTTAGGTTGATTAGGTAAGTATGTTTCTGCTGGCATAGGTGCTAAAGGTTGTACAGGATCATTATATGGTCTTGGATTATATAAAGTAACTGAATTAGTTTTATTCATAGCATCAGCATTAGCAGCTTGCATTGCTGATAATTTATCTCCTAATCTAAAGTTTCTAGTTATTTGACGATTACCAGCATTCTGTAACCATTGTTGATGATATGTATTTGATATACGTTCTATACTTCTACCAGCTTGACCACTAGCAATAACTTTTACACCATCTGCTATGGCTTTAGTTCTTAAAGATTCTAATTTTATAGTGTCAGATGCTTCTTCTTCATAATATCTTGCATCTAAATCTGCATATTTTTTACCTAAAGCTTCCATAGCATTTATAGAAGTTTCTGTTTTTAATTGAGCACGATCAGTAGCTAATTGATTTTCATATTGTCTTAATTCAGAAGTATATTTTGATTTAGATAACCAATTAGTCATATCAACTTGATAAGCTCTGTAATTAGCTTTATTAGTAGCAGTTGATTGTCTAATAGCTCTTATAGAATCAGCTTCCCATTTACGCCAAGATTCTATAGCAGTAGCTGATTTACGAGATGCTGAACCTAAAATATTCATACCAAAATTTAGCATACCGCCAACTTCAGGTGTAAATAAACTAGAAAGTGCTTGCATTACTGATATTTCCTCGCTTTATCAAAGTATAACCCCGTCCATTCTAAAGCTACAAACTTAGCTTGATCTATACTGTCGTTAATAATTTGTACAACAACTTGATCATTTTTACTTTGTATGTAAGAACGAAATTTTGATTCTTCAAAATCAGACACTTGACTTAATACTATGTTTGCATTTAGAGGATCTCTTCTATCAAATTCATAAATTACTTTAGATCTAAATTTAGGAGTAACCTCTACAGTAAAATACCTAGAATCATTATAATAGACATCTAAGTATCTTAACTGTAATCTTCCAGTACGATTACCTATAAAAGTGTTATCAGTAGCTGTTTTACTATAAGGCATTAATTGTGGTGGTTGGAAAGTAAAAGTAAATTTTTCACCAAATATCCAAGAACTACTAGAAAAATCTCCTAAACTATCTAACACAAAACTATTAACTCCAGCAGGTACTGAAGCTGCTGTAATCCATCTTTTTTTAGCTTCATTAGCATCTGAGCTATCTTTTTTAATAACTACAAACTGAGCTGGATTAACTGTGTAATATGGTAAATTAACTGTAGTTTTGTTAGTAGCACCACTATAACTAAATGTTACAGCACCTAAATCAGTAGTAATAGAACTAGCTAATTGACGATCTAACAAAAATAATTCTGATTCTTCTTGTGGTGGTCTTGAAGCATTTACTCCTTCTAAATAATATTTAACAGTTCCATCCTCTGTATACTTAGCAACTTTGTATAATGTACCTTCAACAAATTCACACCAATGTATACTTTTATTTGTAAACTGCCATTTAGACCAAGCATTTTGTCTATTAGTTAAAGAACCTCCTGATGCTTCCCAAAAGAATTGATACACATACAATGCATCTGGATCATCTTTACTAAGAATTACTAAATATTGATCAGTACGACTAACAGCTAACGAGTCTACATTTTTAGGAATGTATTTAGGTATAGTTTCTGTGATAACAGCAGTTTGACCTAAGTTAATACCAACCGTTCTATCTGTAGTTATAAAAGTATGGATACCAGTAAAATCACCTTCTTTAACAGGGAATATAACCTGTGGACCTACCTGTTGAGGTTTAACCTGTGTTTCCATGCTTATAGAGCTTATACGTCCTACAGAGGCTGTTTCAGGAGAAAAGGTTACGTTATCACCTGAATAAAGTCTAAATTGGTTTTCATTAGAAAATAAAACTAATTCATCTTGTTGCTGTAAAGCATAATTTAACACTGTTACATCATTACTAACAGCAGTTAAATCTATTGGATCAGTATCTAAAACTTGTAAAGCTGATTGTTGCCAAAAATTATAGTAATCACCAGCTTCACTAAGTATTATATTTTCACCGCTTATTACTCCAAAACGATTTTTAAAAAATACTATATCAGTAACTGGTTTACCAACAAAAGAAGGTCCAGGTAATTCATCTGCATCACCTGCTAATCGTTCTGTCCATCCTGGTATTACTATCGTTGTACTACCATCTGTATAATTACCGCCAGTAAAAGGTTGAAAAGTAAATCTTACAAGACCTGTATCGTTTCTGTAGTACACAAAAGAATGAGGCATTGTATTATCATCTAATTTTCCAGGAGTTCCCCATCCTCCAACTTCTTCCCATGTACCTCTACCATATGTACCATTAACTGTTGTATTTTCTGCGTTAAATTTTAAATAATATGAACTTTGATCAGCAGCTCCATCTGGGGCTACTATAACTTGATAACCTTCATATGATGTACTTGGTAATTCAACTACACTTGTTATCTGACTAGAAAAACCAGACATAAGTGTGTTACCTCTAGCATCAGCAGCTACAAAGCTTTTAAATGATCTAGAAGCATTTGTTAATCCTATTAATATTTGAGAATCATTAACAGTAAACGTTAAATGGTTAGATGTATCTGCTGAATCAAGAGCATTTTTTAAATCTGTTGCAATAGTTTGTGTACTAACCGCAGTTCCAGAAGCTAAAGTAGCAGTTGTAATATTTGCAGATATTGTATTTCCGTTATCTAATTCAATAGAAATAGCATATTTTGTGTTGTAATCAACTAATTTAACCCATACTTGAGATTTTATAGGTACATAAGCATTACTAATATATCCAATGTTATATCTTGTTAGAGTTTCTGTACTGTCGTATGTTGTATTTTTTTGAATATTAGTTACAAAAACAAAGTCTTGAAATGAAGTAGCTCTAAATCTATCTCTTGCTCTACCTGATCCACGAAGATATTCTAAATTTGTATTTGTTACACCTGCAAAAGTTTGTTCTATTGGAACAATTGTAGGTAATATGCCAGATATAGGTTCTACATTAGATACTCCAGTTGCAAACGTAAAATTAGATTCAATAGTTAAACTAACTCCAGATGCTGTAGCTGTAGCATTGTTACTTAAAGTTAAGCGTGTTCCAGAAACATCAATATCAACAATTGTTGTATTTGCAGGTATACCACTTCCAGTAACAATAGATCCTATAAAAAGATCTGACATACTGTTTACTGATTGAACTACAGCAGAATTGTTACTTGTGTTACCTGTGCGTGTAACAGTTCTACTATCATCAGCAATTATTAAAATAAATCTTTCTGTTGTACTTCTGTTATAAACAAAATACCAAGCTTCATCCCATTTAATAGTTCCTACTAAAGTATTACCACCTGCATTTTTAGTTAATGTATCTATACGTTTTAAAGGTACACTTCCTAATCTTTTCTTTAAACCTTCTACTAAATCACAGTTACCATTTTCTAATACCTTTGCAAATCCAGGTAAAACAAAACTATCCGCTTGTTGATTAACGCCTTTATTTAGCGGTCCTATTATTTGACTAAAAAGTTCTCTAGACATTAGCGATTTAATATATCAGGAGGGAACATTGTTTGTACTCGACCTCCATACATATCATCAGGTCCACTAATAAAATTGTGATTTTGTGACATATCTTCAGTACGTTTTAAAGTTTGTAACGCTTGTTCTTCATCTTCTCTAGTGTAGCTTTCAATACTACTTGATGTTACAGCACGGTTAGAGAACATTCTTGCAGCTCTAATCATAATGTAACGTTTTCCTGTTTCAGGAATATTATCCCATTCTAACTCTTCTACAAGTTCTGCAACTAAATCACTTGCAGTTCCAGTTAAATGTACTCCTAAACTACCTCTTAAATCATAAGTGTTTTTCTTTCTGTCAAACAATTTTAAACCACGCAATACAAATCTTTGTGATGGATAAGATAATGGATTAAATCTTACCGCTAATGTATTACTTGGAAGTGTTGAATGTCCAGATGAATCTAAAGGAATATTACTGTAAGTCATTGTATTCCATGACCAACCAGCTCCTTGTACTTCTGTACTTATTTCATTTAATACACTTTCTGCTAAACTTGCATCTCCTGTTAGAGGAGGAACGAGTGAGTTAATAGGGGATTCCCCAATAATTGAAAGAAGAGTATTAACTGCACTTAATTTTGTAGTTGCCATTATGTCAAAAAATAAGGGGAAACAAACTGTCTCCCCCTATTGTAATTGAATTAGTTAAAACTAATTAATATGGGTTACCATCATGAAGTAAACTTACACAACAATCAGGACGGAGTATACCGTGTCCAACTGCATAAGAAGCAACCATCATGGTTGATTGAGTCATTGCTTTGTACTCAGCACCTGTCATTTGCATTGAAATGTCTTTAAGTGCCACTGTACCTACAGATTCTTTTGTAAAACAAAGTCCAAATAGGTTAGCAATACTTGATCCATTTCCTTGCTCATCTTGGTAGTAATCATTAGTACCAGCAGCAGTAGTTCCATCAGAACCATCCTTACCATTAATGTAGTTAGGACGTTCTCCTCTTGTTGTAGCAGATTGGTTAGATAGACCTGCATATGTCTGACCACTTGTATAGCTATTTACGCCTAAGTGATTAGAAGTACGGATCTGGAAACCAGCTACTTGAGCAACCATATTGTTTGCAAATGTTCCATTACGTCCATCGCCACCGTTAAAGTCAGTGTTGATTGCACGGTCAGAAGATATAACATCGTAGTAAGCACCTGGGCTTAATACTGCTATACGTCCATCTTTAGGAGCATCTTTTTCATCAAGAGCTTGACAAGCTTTCATCAAGTTTTCAACAATTAAGTCACCTCTGGCATTTCTGTCAGCAGCACCGTTAAGGTTGACACCTGTGTAAGAAGTTCCACCAGGAAGTTTGTTAAGAACAAATAAACGTTCTCCAACTGTAAAGGTTGAATTAGAACCTGTACCAATTGCCCCAATTGGGTTAATAACAAATGTAGCTGCACCGTTTGTAGGAGCAGTTGTTATAACACCATAAGCACCTGAATCTTCACCATATACAACAGTTCCAGCAGCCCAGTATGATAACTCAGCAGTTTGGAAGTTAGCAGATAGTGTGATTGTGTTTGTACTTACAGAAGCATATGTACCTCCATTTAATTGGAATCTCTTAGAATCCCAATCGTTAACACGACCATCTGATTCAGAAGCTGTAAGAAGTGTACGAACAAGACGCTGATCATAGCTTCTTGAAAGTGCTCTTCCTAATTCTCTTGAGTAAATGCTTCTAACATCCCAATGTAGCTTGGCTTCTTCTAAATCATAGATACTAGCGTCTGCGATAAGTAGATCATCAATAGTGATTATTTTCTCACCAATTTGACCTTTGTTACCTTGACCTGTAATCCAATCACCTGGTCGGTGATAACGACTTGAGAAGCGACCTGTAATTGGGAAGCTTGCACTTTTACCCGAAGATATTGTTCTTTTTTGTGTTAGATCTTTGAAGATTGTCTCTCTGTTAAAAACAGTTAGAACTTCTCCAGAGAAAATTTTGAGAAAATTAGCATTCTCTTTTTCAAAATTACCAGAGGCAGATCCAGCGTTATATTGAACGCCATTAATACCACCTAATCTGGATAGTGATGCAAAATCTGGCATCTTATTAAATAGATAGATGTTTACGGACGCTAACGTTTCACTGTTGTTATCTCCTCAGAGGCAACAATTTTACATAAGCTAATCTTATATTAGCTTAAAATAAGAATTTTTATACTTATCTAAGAAGGACTTAGTACATTACTTCTACTAAGTTTTTCTTCTACATCTTTTGTGTAAGCTGGATCTTGTAAATAACGTGGGTCATTCATAGCAGCTACAACTTCATTTGTAGATCTATAAACATCAGTTGAATTGTTACTTATTGTACCGCCTAATAAATCAGGCTCTGATCCAACTTCTGATTGAAAAGCATATACCAATGATTGAAGAGCATTTCTAGCTCTAACAAAATCACCACTATTAACTTCTTTGTTGTAATCATCTATTTCTTTTTGATCAAGATTGTCTCTTGCCCATTCACTTACAACTTGTAAATTGTCTTGACCACCTACACTTTCTAACAAAGTTGATTCTTCATCTTGAGATAAAGGTTGTTCTTCAATGTTAGTTGTAGGTTCTTCTTGTTCAGATTCTTCCTCTTGTTTACCATCGTAACCAACAGGACGTTCACCTAATTTTTTCTCAAGCTCTTGATAAGCTTGTAACAATTCATCAGGAGTTTTAAATTTACCACCAATAAGATCTTCTTGATTTTCAGGTTTATCTTGACCTTCAAGAATAGCTTTATCAGCTTCTGAATAGGCTTCTGTTTGTTGACCTAATGCACCATCTAATTGTGTTTCCATTTAATTAACCTATACGAACTGTTAGATCAGGATAAACCCAAGCTGGTTTTTTCTGCTCAATTGCTTTTTTATACTGTTCGTAAGTAGTAGGTTTCTTTTCTTTTAGTTCTTCAAGTAAAAGATCTAATTTAGTTTTTGAAGCACCCTTTGGTGGCTCTTCAATAACCTCTGGTTTTGTTTCAACCTTACTGGTTGGTTTCTTGGTCTGTCCTGATTGAGTCATTTTCAGCTTTTAGTAATTGGGCTTGCTTGCTAGGATCGTTATTTGGATCTTGAGCAGCAGCCTGTTGTTGCATCATCATAGCTTGCTGCTGCTCTTCTGCCATTAATTGTTCATCACTCTTAATAAGTTTATATGTATCTAAACCATCTGACGCTGCTAATCTTGTAATTAATTCTCTATTATTTACAAATTTAGCCATACCTTCTGGACCCATAGTTTGAGCTAATGTTGTAATAAATTCAATTAATTTAGCTTTATCATTACCTCTACCAAGTGCATCTAAACCTGTAGTTATACGAGGTGTTACTACATTTTTAGGTAACTTTGGTAAACTACCTTGACGTTCCATAAGAGCCATTTTTCTTTTAACTAGTGGTAGTTGTAGTTCTACAGATAATACAGAATATATTCCACCTAATCCTGATTCCAATTCATTTGCTACCATTCTAATTTCTTCAGCAGTAACTCTATCTCTACCTGAGTTACCAGCCTGTATAGCACTGTTTAATAAAAATGCAAAACTAAGTCTTTGTTCTATACGAGCTATTGTATTTAATGCAACTGTGAGATCTGCTTGCTTTTGCATTTGTAAAGGTGCAACATCTCCTACGTTACCAGCTACAATACTTCCATTCGCAGCTCTAGCTAAAGCATCTGGGCGTGTAGTGCCAGATGGATTGCAAAGAAAAATTATTTTTGCAGCAGCAGCACTACCTTCAACGATTGCTTTACTTAAATATTCAAGAGATTTTAAATCGCCAAGTATCTCTTCACAAAAAGAACGTCCGTAACTTTCATGAGCTACACGAAATAATCTTAATGGAATCCAGGGAGATTTATCTATAGGTACTGAACCTTTTTTACCTACTCTTTTTCCATAAGCTTCTTGATGCCAATTACATCTATCTTTTGGATAATCCCAAGTTATGTGCGTATATAAAAATACTGTTTTATCTTGAAAATTTCCTTCTGTTGTTTTAGCAGCTATACCTTCAGGTAAAAGTTCAGGACTAACTTCTTCTCGTACAATTGTTTCTAAAATATTACCTTCAGGATCTCTATTTAAAACAAATGATTTTAATGGATATACTCTTGTACCATTTTCAGCTATGTATAACAAAGCATTACCACCAACAATTAAATGTTTAAGTGCTTCAAACAATGCAGTTCTATCTCCAGACTCTTCAATGTTACGCATAACAGAACGTTCCATTAAAGATAATTGTTGTTCAAATTCAGATTGTAAATCTTTAAAATTATCTAATTCTCTTTGTAATTTCATATCGTCTACAGACAGACGAAAAAATGCTTGGTTAGGAGGTAGAAGAGCAATTAATAATTTTGCTGCTAAATTATTACATCCACGAGCACCTAGTCCTTGATATGTGGTATCTATTTTTGTATAAAAATTTTTACCAGTACTACGATCATTATCAGTAATAAGAGTAGGTAAAGTATATTTACTACATTCAATAGCTCTATCTAAATATATAGTTTTTTCTGGTTCTAGAAAAGTATACCTAGATTCTGCTGTACCTTTAGACATTTAATGCTCCTACACCCGTAGCTGAAGTTCCACCTCCAGGCGATCCACCTGAACCATAAGTATCTAAACTTACTTTTGTTCTCATACTTTCTGGAGTGGCACGTTTTGCTGTTCGTTTAGTTCTTGTAACAGGACTAGCAGAACCTTGTCTAGCAACAGCAGCTTGTAACTGTTGTTGTTGTATCATTAAAGCTGATTGATTTTTTTGTTGATTAGCTTGTGCTTCAGCCTGTGCTTGTGCCTGTGATGCAGCATCAACAGCTTGTTGAGTAGATGCTCTACTTTGTTCTATTTGTAAATTAAATTGTTTAGCTCTTTGCTGTGCATCAGCTTGCATCTGAGCAATTTGTCTATCTGCATTAGTTCTTGCAGCTTGAGTAGCAGCTCTTGATGCTTCAGCTTGTCTACGAGCAGCTTCAGCAGCTTTACTACCAGAATAAATTCCAGCTCCAAGAATAGAAAGTGCAACCCATGGAATAGCCATTTATAACCTCAATTGTATTTAGACTCCTCTTGTAAATTGTACTGGTCTTTTAAGTGACGCACAACCGCTACTTGACCAGCCTTAAACCAGATTAGCTTTTCTTCCATACTAAGATCAGGAGCACAATCTGGATACAAACTATCCAAATAGTCTACAACAGATTTTTCAATGTATGGTACTGGATTCATATTAACCTATTAACAGTTTACCTGCTTTATCCTTTACACCTTTAGTTTTACCTCTAGCAGATCCAGTTTTACCTGTACCACCTACATCTCCTGGACCTTTAACTACTGTGCTACTAATACCAGGAGCACTTGCACCAGTTTTTTTATTAGCTTGTGCTTTTTTAATATCAGCAGCAGCTTTAGCTTGTTTTTCTTGTTGAAGTCTAGACATAGTGCTTTCCCTCAACTTAGTTGCATAAGCAACATTTCTTTTACCTGTTTCAGTTACACTCTTTAAATTACTTTCAGCAGCTTGTCTACGAGTATTAGATTCTCCAACTAATTTATCCTGTTTTGCTTTTTCAGCTTTTGATTGTGCTTGTCTACTTGCTATGTTTTTATTTATGTCAGTAGCCACTCTGTTATATTCATTTCTTGCTCTTTCAGCTTCAGCTTTTGCTTCTGCTGTAGCAGCTTGTTGTTTCTTTTCAGCTCTTCTTGATGCACCTAATGTTAAAACATTGGTAACTGCTCTTGTAATTCCTCTAAAAATTCTTCCAAAAAAATGTTGTTCTGGTCCTTGAAATTTTAAATCATTAGGATTGTCATATAAAGGAGAGTCTTCAGGAACTACTCTGTGAAAAGGGTTAAAACTTTCAGGTAAATAAATCATGAGTAACTAGGTAAATCGGAATTAGATGTCTCAAAAAAAGCTGGCATTCTAGCTCTTTGAGTATCTTGCAAACCCTCTGTCTTTCCAGCATACATCAGGTTATCGCTTTGATCCATCCAAAACTGTTTATTAAGATAGCGATCTTCAGATCTTTTTAAAGGTTCAAAGATCCAGTTAACGGTGGCTTTCCTAAGTTTATCCAAAGAAGGACTATACCGTAAACCCAAATCAAGACATACGAGAGAATTAGTGGCAACGTGAATTTGCTCATCTCTGGAAATATCAGCCGATATTGTTCTGAGACCAGCATCACCACAAAACCTAAAGAAAGGTAAAACAACAAAGAAAACTGCACGTTCTGCTACTAAAGCTTTGTTGAGTGTGTGGTCTGGGTGACTATCCCAGGCTTTTCTAAGTCTTTCAGCTTCTGCCTCCGCTTTCTCATTTTTACCATGAGCATCGACAGCGTAGTTAAGAGCAAGGTCATGACGTTCTTCATCCTTTACGTTTGATCTAAGAAGATCTCGTGCAGCTTTGGGAACATCCTTTTCAAGGGCTTCCTCAATATAGGAACCAACTGGTAGCTCCATGATGCGTATTGCAAGAGCACGGTGGATGGCTTCTTCTGCTCCATACTTTAGTTGTCCTTTGCTAGTTTTTACAGGAGTCCATGTTCTTTTCCTAGCAAGTAATTTGTCATAAGGGTTGTTCATTCTGCACAATCACAAGTAATTTGTTCGTTTTCGTTTGATAAGATTTCACTGAGATAGCTGTCTACATCTGCATTGTCTAGTGCAGCATATACATTTGATTTATCTTGAGTATCTGGTAGCACCTGTAAAGAGTAATATAAACTTTTTAACGGTGATTCTATCCATCTTGACATAAAGTCTTTATTCATTGTAGTCATATCTGACCACCAATTCATGGAAATTGCATGAGCTAATTCTGTTTTGTCCATCATGACTTGCCATTCAGCATTTAATTCAAAAAATGTATCCCATCCTACTTCTTGAGCAATCTCACACTTAGGATTAAATTTGTAACTTTGTACCCCCAATGTGCTACTATCACGATCTACTTCTCTTGATATTGGTGGAGCAATTTCTGGAGTACAAGTATAACCTTCTCTATCTGTATAGCGGTATGCACAAGACGCTGTAGGAGCTATTGTAAATGCTCTGGACATATTGAATCGTTTAGCTACTTTAGCAGCCTCTTTATAGCCCGTAGCAATCGCACCTGCAATCATATCAGAAGGTAATAAATAATTTAGTTTTATACCTAAATTAACTTTGCGTAAGGATTGTAAAAAATCTTTGTAAGATACATTTTCAATTGCTAATAAATTAGATAAACCTAATATTCCTAAACCAACTTGGTTGTCTTGTTTTTTATAAATACCTGATTTATGTACACCAGTTTTTTGATATAAAGAACATAAAAATTCTATACCATGTACCATTGCACTTGGAATATCAACTATAGGTATAGCAGATAAATTTATATGACTTAACAAACAAGTATCTCTACTTTTTAAAAGTATTTCTTGACATACATTGTGATAAATTCTTTCACCCTTTTTATCATATTGTTTTTTAACAATCCAAATATCTCCTTTTCTTGCACCTTCCATAATTACTTCAAGTAATCTGTCATCTTTTAAAATTTCTGGAGTTACATTTACTGTACGTTTTACCCAGGGAATTTTAGCTCTGTCATAAGTTATAAATTCAACAATGTCTGGGTGATCTGCGTCAAGTTGGCACACTATCGCACCATTTCTGTATGTACCCCCTCTCCTAAGTATTTCATTAAACTTGCTATAAATTTCCATAAAACCACAAGGTCCACTAGCTACCATGCCATGTTTATTTTCTGTACCTCTTGGTCTTAATTTAGAAAGATGAATACTAACACCAGCTCCATAACGTAAAGCTTTACTAGCAAACTGCCATGAACCCTCTAAACCATCTCTATGTTCATCCATAGTATCTTCAACCACCATGACCGTACACGACACAGGGTAACGTCTTACAGGATTATCAATCCAACTTTCTACACGCCCTGTCATTGCAAGGCTTGGTGTAAAAAATTCTTTTAATTCTGGTTGTCTGAGTTTCATAAGTCTTTTAAAAATGGTGGAACGTAATTTGGACCTTTTTGAACTTTACCGTTTTTGTAGGTAAATGGTAATTTAGATTGATTTGAAGCATAAAGCCTACCAAAAGCTTCATCAACATCAACACCTAGTAAATGTAACAAACCGTAAGTTACCCAAATTAAATCAAGACATTCCTTGATTATATGTATACGGTCATCTTCCCAAAAAGCATCAAGAAGTTCATTAAATTCTTCATCAACTAAATCTAATTGAAATTTTTGAAGATCACTAGAAGCTTCAGATGTCACATTCACATTCTGAACTTGACCCGCTTGCTGCATCCAAATCTTTACTAATTGAGCATTGGTGTTCTTCATTTTGTTCATCAATTAAGGACTTGTATAAAGATACATTATATTGAACAAGTTTGTTCTCTTCTCTTTCGATTATTTTGTTAAGATACCAACGTGCTTTTTTTAAATCCTCTACACCATTTTTACTTTCGTAACGTGTAAGATATTTAATCACGTTGCCTTCTAAAAAATCAAAAGCATGACTCTGAATGTAGTCAATACATTCAATTACGTCACTATCATATCCGTAATAGGTTGGGTTGGTGGCATCCATAATGTAATTAAATCGTAGACATACTCCGTATCCCTAAGAATACGAGCAAGACGGGCTTGCTGCAATGCAAGCTCTTTACTTAAACCTTTCTTTTTGTATGTATTTAATACAGTTTGCCATGCATCATGAGGTTTAAAATTTTTAACAGGTATTAATTTTTCTGCTGTTTTAGGTCCAACACCAGGACAACCACTGTAATTATCTACAGCATCTCCAATTAATACTTGACGATAAAAATATAAATCAGCTTCTTCTTTACTAATCTCATAAATGTCGCCATCATTACTTAAATGTGCTCCTGGTATTTGATTTAAATCTTTATCTCCTGACCAAATAACAACATCTTTATCTGTATGCTTAGTAGCTAAAATACCAAGTACATCATCCGCTTCCAATTTATACCAGCATTCAGATTCATATTCTACCTCTGCAATTGTTCTTGCCCTTTTAAAACCAACAGGCTTTATTCTATGTTTAGTTTCTCTACGATTTCCTTTATATGTTGGATCTATTGTTTTACGAAAATTATCTGATGCTGTCCAACATAAAGTTGTACGCTTTGCATCTACTTGTTTTTGTTTACTTTCTATTAAACTATGTAACACGTATTTAACTTCTTTCAATGGTAGATGTGTAGTTATTACATCAGGTTCCCATTCTATTTCTGTTTCACATGAAGTAACAGCCTGATATAAAAGCATATCTGCATCTATTAATAACCAAGTCATAATAATTTTGCAACTACTACAGGTTAGTAGTTCTAATTAAATAATTGTAAGCCTTTAGGACACCTTCTATATTGTCACCTAACTTACCTATACCTAAATTACAATTAGTACAAATCCATCCTCTTTCTTTTAAAGTTTCGTGGTCATGATCCCAAGTTAATTTTTTATCTGTTTTACCACAACAAGCACAAGCTGCTCCTATTTCAGGAGCTTTTCTATTTTTCTTTAATTTATAATATTGATGCATATAAATACTTTGACAATCTCTACATTCAGGTCTTTTCCAACTTCCGTTTGAAGGGAAATCAGTTAATGGTTTTTCTTTCTTACAAACTTTACAAATTTTAATGACACTCTCCCCAATTGTTTCCTATCTTGTATTCACTTTCAATAGGTATTCTCATCTTATATTTTTGACCAGCAAGTAATGAAGCATTAGTTGCAATCTCAGCTAATTGTTGTGCATAAGGTTCTCTAACTGCAAATTGAATTTCATCATGAACGTGTACTAAAAAGGACCAATCTTGCCCGTAGACAAGACCAGCCCTTAAAAGTTCTTCATAGCAAATGTTGTACCATGCTTTACTAATGATTGCACCCATGGATTGTAAGCAAAAATTTAATGCAGAATGAGGAGATCGTATCTTGATCGGTCTTCCATCCAATCCTTTAATTTTCCCCTCTGTCTCTGCTTTTGCTGTTATCCTTTTAGTAAGTTCTGCTAAAGCTGGCATATTTTTATAATATTTTTGCTTTAGTTTTTTACCGTTTTGCCCAGTTATCTTACCTAATTTTTCCGCACCAGCTCCATAAATTAGCCCGTAGAAAAAAGTTTTAGCAAGATCTCTGGAAGCTAAACCAGCAGCTATCTGGTTTGCTTTATGGATGTCTCCCTCAATGACTTCTTTGGCAAACTTACCTCCATCAAATGGCTGTAATACATGAGATAAACATCTCGCTTCAATTCCAGAGAGATCCACGCCAACCTGCTTGGTGAGAACTATACCAGGGTTCTCTTTATTTACACGCCTCGTAGAGGTGTACATTTTTGGTAAGACATCAGGTCCAAACAGAGTTCGGCACTCCGTACCCAAGAAAGACCTGACGGCAGGTACTTGAGCCATATTTGGGCTGACATGGGCTGCTCTCATTGTGGCACAACCGCAAGTAATCACGTTTCCGTGTATGCGATCCGACTCAACTAATTTCAACCAAGCATTTGTGCCAGTGCTTAGTTGGCTAAGTCTTTTTTGAAGAGTAAGTAAAGATAAAAAACCTTTAGCTCCAGGTATTTTCTTAAGAACAGTTTCATCAATTTTAGGTTTCCCCGTGTTGGTGAAAACATCTGCATCCCAGCTCAGATGGTTCTTTAAAACCCAAGCTATATGATCCCTTGAATTAGGATTCAATGGACTCAAACGACACATAGTGGCTAAAGCTACATATCCTTTGGAGGAATCATTGCGTTTAGGAGTGAAAAGACCTCCATTAACATAAGGAAAACTTTGACGTAATTCTTTGTCAATGTCCTTCAGTTGCGAAACAATCTTTGCTTCCAATTCCATTGCCCCTTTACAATCAAAATGAAATCCAGACTGTTCCTGTAATGAAATAAGACTTGCAAATCTCATTTCAAGATCAACAGCAGAAGGGGCTGCGTTAACCTTGGGTTGCAACCGTAGCCAGAGCATAGCAGTAACATCGACATCTGATGTACATCTTTCAGCTAATTCAGGTGTAAATTGTAAGAAATCTTCAAGATCAGCGTGTTTTTTATGAAACCCTAACCTATATCCATATGCTTCAAGTTTATGTTTGCCATATAATTTCAATGGCATATCTTTCCATTTCTTTTTATAATCAATATCTAATATGTCAGGATAAAACATCCTAGCCAATATTAACGTGTCAATAATTTTACCTTTAGGTTTAAATTCTGGATATATATGCTGTATACAAGGTATGTCATATTGAATTATATTGTGTCCAATTAATACATCAGCTTCTTCTAATATTTTTAACCAATTTTTTGTATAGACCTGGGTAGATCTACTATCATTAATTCCACAACAATGTATTTTACTAACGTCTTTAATTTTTAAAGCATCAGTTTCAATATCAAATACTATTGTCGAAATAGAATCTGAGTTTGTTTGATTCACAGTAGTCCAAGAAGTCTTGGAGTTTGTCGTTGTTAAGGGAGTGGTAAGAGTCATTATTTTTAAAAAAGGATTGTAAGGGTCGTGTAGCTTGTTGACTTGTAGCTAATGCGTTTAACTTTTTTGAGTTAATACGTTTTATATGTACATCAAAAGTCGGGTACAACATCACCATTTAATTCCTCCACACTTTGTTCAAGCATTCTACCTGTGTGCTCATCATAGTTTACCTTCCCCGTAATACCCGTCCAACCAGTAAAGCGGTTCTTGAGGGTACGGACGACAGTTCCTTCTCCACTTTCTGTATCCTGTTGGTCACGTTCCAAACCGATACAAATGTCACTAAGGCAAGCGATAGCTGAAGAACCCCTAATCCCACTAAGACTCGTTTGTTGTCCATCTTCATAACCTTTATTTCCTTGAGGTCGCCTCAAGTGTGACACAAGAATCATAGAACATCCAGTTTCCTCTACTAGTGATCTTAATTTTGTAACACATCTATCTATTGCTTTTCTCTCGTCAGACTCATCCAAACCCGATACGAGTATTGATAAGTGATCGAAAATAATGAACCTGCAACCCATGCTAACAACAAGGTGACGTATACGATTAAGCATGGTATTAACATCAAGAGAGCCAAAATGGTCGTAAAGATATAACCTACCAGACCCAAGGGTTTTACTAAATGCAGTTTTGATTTCTTCATCGGTGATGTCTCCACGGTGGATGTGTATAGGATAGTTGAGATTGATACTAATAAATCTTTGAGCTGTGCGTCTGTTATTTTCCTCAAGGGCGATAACTCCAACGGTTTGCCCTTGGCGTACCAATAAGTCATACGCAATTTCATTAACAAAAGTTGATTTGCCAATTCCTGTTCCTGAACACACTAACACTAGCTCACCTAGTCGGATTCCTTTTAATTTGTCATTTAAAAAAGAATAAGGGTATTCATAAGAGTGTACTTCAGGATCTTCTAAAACTTTATCAAGTAGTTTAGAAGCGTTAACAATTCCATCAGGCTCATACTCTACAGCGTCATATACCATTCTCATGATGGCTTTGTTATCGTTAGCTGTTAATGCTTCACTAGCATCCTTGTAGCCTTCTATTGTGCCTATCTTGCCTCTACGAGGTGGTAACAATTGTATATCTTTTTGAGCAGCTTTCTTACCATGCTCATCATTGTCATAACACAAGATAATTGTTTCAAATGAAAGTACCCAGGGTAACTGTGCCTTTAATGTTTTGTTACCTGATTCAACACCATTTGGTAACGACACACAAGCCCAAGATCTATTTCTTGCTTCTGCATATGACAATGCATCATACTCTCCTTCAAAAATTACAAGAAGTTTACCTCCACTTCCCCATTTCTCTTGTCCAAGAAACCTTGAATCAGGATTAGATCCTTGCATTAAGAATTGTTTGTTTGGTTTTCTTATCTTGTAACCAGTTAATCTTCTTTGGTTATCGTAGATAGCCCAATAGTATGCAGGTTCTCCACCATGCATTCCTTTTTGGTATCCAAAAAATTTACAAGTATCAACGCCTATACTACGACTTTTAATAGGCACATAATTACCTATAACAGGTTCTATTTCTTTTGTTGATGTAGTCATTGGTTCGGAAAGAGTAGATGGAATGTATGTGTTGCAGCCAGGAGTGAAGCACCAGCCATGCCCATCCTCATATACTGCTAAATTATTTTTTGAGCCACATTTAGGACAAGGCTGGTGAATTACAGACAATTAAAAACCTCCAAAGATTAAAGTCCTTGGAGGTTTGGTAACCCTTTCCCTTACCAATCGAACTATAACATAGTCAACCAGGTTTTAGGTAAGTCTGGACCCTCCGTCCAAGGAATGTTGTGTTTCTCACACCAGGTAGCATATGTCATGCGACCTTTACTAGTTAATTTTCGATGTGCCTTTTGAAAGACCATACGAATATCAACTTCAGGATGTTGCTCCTTAAATAATTTAATGAGCCTTCTATCTTCTGCATCAAAATAGCCTTTTACTTCTAAAACTATTCCATTTGGAAGTACAAAATCTGGTGTATAACTTCTGGGAATTAATATGTCGTATTTACTTTTTTCATACAACCAATTAACTCCCAGTTTAGTCATATCCTGTGCCACCTTAGATTCAAATCCAGACCTGAAACCATCAACAGTGCGTTTACCGTATTTATGGAATCGTCTGGGCATAATCTAAAAGTCAGGATCAGGGATCTCACACTCCGCAACACTAGCAGGTTTCTGTACGTTTGGCTTGGATTGTTTAAATCCTTCTGTAACTTGAAACTCTTCGTCTAAGTTAAGATCGCCAGCATCAGTACTATCATCAAGCGTTACCGCTTTGATAACTTGTATTGCTTGTGGTCTTATTCTCATGCCACCTTTAGGACTTCTTGGTGAATATCCCATAAGCAATGTAGATACATTTACCTCAGTGCCTTCCTTTAACACCAATCCTTTATCAACAGGTGTAAGCTCACCATCGACAACAGGAAATGGAAATTCCTCATACTTGGGTTTAGCAGTAAGTCTTACAGTAATCGTACCGTCATCATTCTGTATCCAAGGCTCATCATAAAAACCTTTCTTGCCAGTTTGATCCCTGTACCAATCACATAGACCTTCATACTTCTCCTGTAATTCATTCAGAAGTTTATCCACATCTTTCCTGACGGTTACCTTGATGCGAAAGTCACTAGGTTCTCCTTGATACTTTGGTGTATCAAAAAAACTAGGTACAAATCCAGTTAATGTTCCACTGAATTTTAGTTTTGTTCTTGCCATAATCTTTTTTGAAAGGACAAATGCATATTAATAAAAGACAACAAATAAGTAACTGTTAATAGGACAGTAATATAACTGTCCTTAAAAAGAGATGTTGTTACTGTTCTGTTAATGCCACACTATACTTATAATGTATATATACTTATTACTATGACTCCTGAAGCAGAACGTTTTAATGGTTGGGCAGCAATGCTAGGCTTTGTAGCAGCAGTAGGTGCTTACTACACAACTGGACAGATTATTCCTGGAATCTTTTAATGATTAAATCTTCAAATATAACAACAGAACAAGGTGGTAGACAGAATATGTTTCCATCAGAAACTAAACCTTATGTAGATAAAACTGTCTCATACGTTAGCTATCCTGAGAATGCTGAAAAAGTAAACGGTAGATGGGCTATGATTGGGTTTATAGCATTGTTTGGTGCTTATGTTTTTACTGGACAAATCATTCCTGGTATCTTCTAATGGCTCACAAAGGTAAAGGTTCTTGTAAAGGTAAAGGCAAAGGAGGCTACAAAAAATGAGTAGACCTGGTTTGTATGCAAACATCCATGCTAAACGTAAAAGAATAGAGGGTGGCAGCAAGGAAAAGATGAGATCAAAAGATGATCCAGGTGCTCCTTCTAAAAAAGATTTTGATAAGTCAAAACTTACATCAAAAGCTTATCTTAAAAAGAAAGCAAAGAATGTTTAAGTTTTATTAATGTATTAATTGTTACGTTAATTTTTATATTAGACTGTAGTTGCACGTTTATCCTTTCGGACGCATGAAGCTCAATCAGGAAACGGGGATTGAGTTACAGGAGATTACGATGAAGCAAATTAAACTTGTTTATCGTGGAGTTGTTTACTACATTAACAACTAAGTGGTCAGGTGCTCCTCGTGTTCATTATGTTTCCAATCATCAATGATCTTCGAGGTAGCATCATTCTTTTTATCGCTACTCCAACACTCTTTCTTTGCTATCTCATCTATTTGAGAAAGTTTAATGATTAATTTATCTGCCCGTGATAAAGCCATCTTCTTCTTCAGGTGGTAAATCTCCATACAATGATACTATTTCACCATCTTTACTTAAGAAATAGCATTTGTTATCTATAATTTTTCTACGGTCATCTTGTAATAAATCTATAAAGGCAGTAAGTAATGCTTGACAAGTACCAGCTTCAAGCACAGTTCTATGTAGGTTAGTTTGAGCTTCCATTACCTCTGTAATGTCATCTGATTGCTCCTCCTCTACATCTAAAAAGTCAAGTGAATTTTTAGCTCTATTTTCTAATACACGCATCCTTCCTAAAAGCATTGGAACGTAATCAGTAGCCATTTTACGGAGAGGAGCATAGAACCTATCCTTTGGAGTTGATCTTCTCATTGTTGACATAAGCCTATTATTCTTTACTCAGTTTATACCACAAAAATCGGTGTGGTGGTCGATAAATTACTATCATCAAAAATCT